ATGATCGCGTTCGCACCAAAAGCATTGTCAGGTGCATCGTAAAGCGCAACGATCTTGCAAGAAGCTATTCCTGCCGCCATTGTGCCACTCAATTCAAATCCAGATTGACCCGTTAAAGTCGAACCTGCCCCTGCAACAACATCACAGCAATTCATGATATTTGTTTGTGCAGGAGATCCAGCAGACTGTGCTTTAAACACTGTGTACGGATCATCATATACATAAGCAATGATGTCAGTAGCAACTGTGCCTGAAGGCCAATACTCACTGTAAACATATGATCCATCTGAGGCTGTATATGAACAGCCATCGAATACACCAATGTTGTTGGTTTCTGTTGCAGTATGAGGAGTAATAGTACCAGCCGCAACAACAATAACCATATCACCTTTGAAGATGTTTTCTGCAAGTCCACTTGCAATAGTATATTTGTTGGTGCGAGGCGCATTACCGCTCATGTGACGAATCGGGACGAACCCGAATGCGGCGTCTACATTTGCCATTTTTTCGCTCCTATAGCGTTAGAGTTAATCGCTCATGGCAGAAAGATTTCTACCGCGACTTGAGGAAGATTTCCGTTCCTGATGGATTGGTAATCCGTTACGTCGTCCTAAAGCATCTAGATCACTAGCAATTGATTCATTTTGCTCACCATTCTTACTAGAATAGTATTCTTTCATTGATCTATGCCGTTCTTCTGGCATTTCACAAAGCAACATTCCTTCAATTCCTACACAACCTGCCCACTGTCCGTGATTGATAGTCGGAAACAACTTACTCTTCACAGTCTCAGCTTTGCGTGCTTCCCATCCTTCACGCATACGTTTGTATACGTTGTCTGGCGTATCCTTCCCTTGAATCGAGGTAGCTACCCACCTTTGGACGAAACCTGGACGAGCTTCGGGTGCATCCAAAAGTGCTGGGGGTTTCCATGAGGTTTCTTGACGAGCTTGCTCATCTCTCACAGAGTTTCGAGTTTCGTCTGCGCGCACATTTCTATTCTCAGTCATTATCTGGCTCCTTTTTGACGCCGTATTTCAGCTTCATATTGTTTAAGACCTTTTTCATCAGTGATTCCAAGTTCTCTAGCCATTTTGAGTTGTTCTTGCGACATTCTCACTCTATTGCCCTTGTAGTTTGACGAACCGCCTGTAGTTGGGGCGACTGGGGGTCTACTTTTTGCTCGTGGTCTACTTGGACTTGATCCCGAAGATAACTCAGGAAAAACCTTTTGTAAACGATTGTTTAGATGATCGTAATATTCATCAGAATTTTTGTCGTAACCTTCTAAGTCAAGTTGGACATCAATTGCACGAGCCGCCGCAGTTTCACGCTCAAAGCCAGCGGCATTAAACCAATTGTTTTGTTGCCACCACGACATAGCTTTTTGTGGAGCTGGGTTTTGCACAGCTTGTTGTGCGCGCCCAACTGTTGGAGATACAGCACGTTGCTGTTGTTGTTGCTTTTGCATTTCTGCAATTCGCATAGCCGCTCTCATATCAGCCATTTGCTCTTGGAAATTTACTTGAGCTTCTGTGTCACCTTCCTCCACAGCCTTATGTAAAGCCTGTTTGGTTTGGCTGTAGCGATCATTGAACAGTTGCTCTGCGGATTGCTGAGAGCCTTGCTCTAGTCGCTCTAGTCGTTTCTGAAGCTGTGCATTTTGCTCTTGTATCTGTCGAGATTGTATTTCAGCGTCTCTACGTTGACTGACAAGTTTTTGAATACGCTTCTGGACTTTCGGCCCATAGTCGTCTTCTTCTTGTTCTGGCTGTGCTTGTTGCTTTTCTTCTGCAACATCCTTCGCCTCTTCAGCCGCTTCCTGAACTGGATCTTCTACGACTTCGATTTCAAAATCTTCAGAGCTTCCTTTAGCCCTTTTGATTTCGTCTTCGATTTCTTTCATTACATTGCTTTCTACCATTTGGTTCACCCCACATACGCGGCGACTTCAACACCTTCTGGCAAAATTGATGTTATCTCATCATCATTTAGCAGAAGGAACTTAACGCCTTTTACAACAAGTTTCTGACCAGCATATTTTCCATAGGTTATGCGATCTCCGACCTTTGGACTTACATCGGCACGCCATCGCTTGCCAGTGTCTCTGTCCCGATACGCTAAATCACCCAAGGCGCAAACTGTGCCATGAGCGGTAAGGTATTCTTCATTGTCTTGTGATATTGTTGGCAGATGTAAACCACCTGCTGTTTTAGTTTTAACCTGATTAGGTTGAACCAAGACCTTCCAATTTAAAGGTATCGGCAGTTGCTTTGAACTGATCTCTGAATCAGTTTCTTCGTCTTTATATATTTTGTCATGTTGATGAGACACGTTATACATCCTCTTCGTTTATATTTTTAATCGTTTCGAGGATAATATCTGACGCTTGCATTAAGCCTTCAGATATACCCACGTTTTTTTGATATGAGTTGAAATCGGAAATCCGACCTTCAACCATACTTTTAGCTATTTCTAGCTTCTCCTTCTCCAGATTTTTTCGGATCTGTTGGAGCAGATCGCTGACTGTCATTCTTGACACCTCCTGTCATGGAGACACCTGTAACATGAACAGTTACGTCTTTACTTTCTGAAGCCATTAATATCTCCCTTTTGATTTGGCCTTTTTCTTCTTTACCTTCTTTTTAACTTTTTTAACAGCCTTCTTTTTTCCGTACTTCATTTTACTTCCTCCTTTCATTAACTTTCCAAAACTTGCGCGGTTCATCTGTACATTGCACCTTTCTTAAACTTTGAAAGAATTTTTAATGCTCCTGCCTTCATTCCTAAAAAACCAAGTGGGCCAAAGGCAATAGTAGCAATATCAGATTTTTTACCATCATAGTAATCTTTAAATCTATTATCTTTAGATGAAAGTATATTAGCAACTTTTAATATAAATGGACTACTTGTAATTACACCTTCTTCTGAATCTGAAAATTCATCAGTCTTTCGTGTTTTTTGCAATCTATTGTAAGCATCATAAGAATCTAAAAGCATAGGAAACACAGTTACATCAGATAAACCCATGTCTAAAAAACCACGTCCTTGACCACCAATTAAATTGTCTACTTGATTAGGATTAAGTGGAGTATTTCTTTCAAGAAATACGTTTAATCTATCTCTAGTAGGCGTCATGCTGTTTTGTATTGTGCCTTGCTCTTTCTCATACTGAGCGCGAGGCATACCAAATTTTTGTTCAAACAAGTAGTCTTCGTAATCTACTTCGCCTACACCAGACAATGCACCTTCATCAGCCATTACACACTCCCACCTGACAACTCACGCGCCAGTATCTTTAATGTATCCGCAAAGCCTTTATCTAGCTCTTTAGCGGCTATTGCAAACTTTCTGGGAGAAATGTCATCAGACTTTAGACCACGGCGTTCTAAGAAGCTCTTTGCCGCTCTGATCTCTGCTTGCGCTACTTTTTTAACTGCCGCTTTAGCCATTACATTTGATCTCCGTTTTCGCTTTCACCCATACTATTTAAAGCACCATAACCAATTACAGGTGGAAGTGCATAAGTAGGTATACCCTTTTTAATTACTTGCTCTCTAAATTCTGGCGTTATCTTAAAACCTTTAGTTCTAAACATATCAGTAGTTTCACCTTGAATTGATGGTGGTGACAAGTCTATTTGCTCTATTTGAGCGTTTTTATCAAATTTACCAAGAAGTTTCTTTAATCTGTTCTGAACATCACGTTGATAAAAGTTTACTGCGCCTTCTCTTGGGTTGTCTGTACCACCAACTTTGCCAATAGCACCTATATCGTCAGGAAATGTTAAATAATCAATATTAGGATCATTTACTGCATCCATAATAGATCTATTGAGTGCCTGATCCACCCACTTGTTTTGAGATGATAGGAAAGGTGCGCCTGGATTCTTATAAGATTCACCACCCTCAAAGTGATCATCTTTTATTTTTCTGTATTCACTAACAGTATCGGCAATATCCATTTCAAGTAGCATATTATCAGCATTTAAATTGCCATAATATCTTCTGAAGCCTTCATTTAGCCAATCTACTGGCTTTGAAGCCATATATTCCTGAACATTCTCTACGCCCAATGGTTCTCTAGTCCAAGCGGCTTGCATTCTAGCAGACAGTAGTTCATCAGCTTTTCTTTTGTCATCACTGGCAAGTAGATTTACACCTCTAAACTCGTCAAAGTTGTAAAGTTGTAAGTGCAAAAACTCCAGTTCATCTTCATTCATTAATGATGTATCTAATGGAAGCTCATCTTTAATTTTAAAAGCACTCGCCATGTCTTTAAAGCTATCGTTTTGCTTTGTAGGGTCTTTAATTATTTTGTTTATTTGAAAAATAGCCGCTTCACGCCCAAGTCTACCCAACTCTTCTTCGCTTAAATTATTGGCAAACATCTTTCGATTATTTTCTCTAAGTTTCTTTTTGTCAGCTATCATTTTTTCGTTTAGGTCATTTAGCCTAGAAACTAATATGGTTTCATTGTAGCTACGCGGTTTTCTATCCCCTTTTAGAGCTTGCTGTGGATCTGATTGTATTTCACCTACATATCTAGCAATTGATCCAAAACCTCCACCTGTCTCAGAAGCTGAGTCTACTGGGAAATCTCCTGTACGAGTATGAAATATTGTACCAATATCATCGTCGCCAAAGTGCTTACTGCCAGCAAATTGATTAAAAGGTATTTTCTCTGTAGGATCAGTGTATTGATACAAATTTTCCATGTATCGTTCTGCGCCTGCTGGAAAATAACTTGAATATTGTGTGTCACCTGCTTCAAAACTATTAGGTTGCTGTATGTTAAATCTATTCATAAACTCTGGTGGGTCTAGCAAAAATTCTTGGCCAAGTTCGTTACGAACTCGTCTTTCCAAGTAAGCATCTAATTTATCATCACCTTCTTCTTTCATGGCTTCTAAAAACTCTGAATTACTAAATTCACCAGATTCATAAAATGTTTCACGATCAGATGGGTTAGACTTCATATCATCAAGAACCTCCAACTTAGCCTCATTGACCATAGTTGTATCTTGCATTGCTTCTTCTACAGCAATATCACGATTTTCAAAAAGAGTTCTACCATTATCATTCCCACCAGTTAACCCTTCAGGAGCCACTCTTCGCTCTGTATATAATCTTGGATCGTTTTGACTAAGATATTCAACAATTTCATCTTTGGTAACTTTCTTACCTTCAAAGAAATTATCTGCGCCAGACCACTCAAGCTCATCTGCCTTTGCGCCATTCTTAATCATCATAGCTTTTAACTGTTCGTAAGAACCTTTATTCTGAGTCAAATCTTTAGCCGCCTTCAACGATGGGCTAAACAATTTTGCTAGAGATCCAAAAGTTTTTACTAAGTTAACCATATTACCACGCTTTACATGACCAGTATCTGGCCTTTGTCTTTGGGCCAGGGTTATCACAATTATGACGCGCTCTGAAGCTCTTTCTGCGGCCTGCCTGTGCTTTCTTAATCTTCATATTGGCGTCCCCAAAGGTAACTTTCTTAACTTTATCGCCATCAGTAACATATACAACAGACTTCTTCTTGCCATAAGATGGTTCACCTTTAGCTATTCTGCGTGGCTTGTTTAGAGTTACAGTTCTACCTTGGTATTTTGCCATTATCGTTTAACTCCTAAATTAGTTGGGCTTAGTATGCCATCTTCTATATCTTCAGAACCTCTAAGATATTTAAGTTCTACAGGTATAGTTGACCTACCACTTTCTATGCCTTCAATGATCCTATGGTTGCCTTCAACCACAAATGGCACGCCATCTTCACGCACATGGATAAGAATTGGAGAAGCCTCGTAGCCACCCTCTGCAATACTTTCCCTGAGATCTTGCATTTTTCTTGCGTCAGGTCTAAAGCTCTCTTCACCCATTGAGCCTCTAACATCTACAAGCATATTTGGATCAATTTCTATTGGCTTGCTAAAGTATCCAGTTACACCATCTGAGTTACCTAAGTTTGCCCGATATGTATTTGGAGGCGCATTCTCTTTTGAGCGTTCAGCAAATCTTATTTTGCTTGCAAGCCAATCTTCGTTTGGGTTGTCCACTTTCAGTGTAGGTTGTGCATCTTTGGCAATTTGTATTGTAATTGCGTTAGCTTCACGAGGATCGATAACACCTGAACGAGCGGCAGTTTCCAATGTAGCCTGAATAGCTTCATCAGATGCAGATGCAATGTCATCTGTGTCTATTCCAATTTGCTTTGCAATGTCAGCAAGTTTTTGGTTGGACTTAACATTAAGACCAAACAACTCACGACCCAGAGACATAGCTAATTTACTTAGGGAGCCAAACATTACTTCTTATGTACTTTCTGAATATCAAATGACGCTTTTCTTACAGCACCTTTATGTGGTTTGTATTCGCCCTTCATCAGCTTATAGCCTTTACCAGACTTCATCCAATGGTAACCTTTTGGTGCTTGTACTGTCTTCTTAACCATTACTTCTTGCCTTTCCAACTTATGCGCTTTTTAGATGTCTTTTTCTTAGTGGCTGTTTTACTCGCCTTGCTTTTGCATTGTGCCATAGTTGGTCTACATGCTGGGTAACCTCGTTTAGTCTTTGTGCGTGACTTACGACCACAAGGCTTACCTGTCTTGCAGTCAACCCAACCTTTGCCATTGTTTTGAGAGAACCAAGTTTTTAAGCTGTTACTACTTTTTTTTGGCACTTTTCTTACCCCAATTTTTTGCGCCTACCTTGCGACATTTAACTAAAGCACCTGACCCATAAGCAGAAGGCCATGTACCACCATTGCGTGTGTATCTGCCTTTTACTTTTCTATAACATGCGTCTCGTTTAGCTTTTTTCTTTGCAGGCATTAACTTTTATCCTCTTCGGCAATGTTATTAAGCGCACCAACTCCAGTTCCACCAAGTAATGTTAAAAATCCACCATTTCTTATAAAATTTTGCAAAACTTCGTTAGGGGTTTTATTTTCTTTTATTGCTTTATTTTTAGCTCTTTCACGGATTAATTCCATAAATGTGCCTTGGCTACTTTCAGCAACACCTGTTCTGTCTGCGCCACCCATCCACATATTAGCTTGAACTTGCGCTGGAGTTTGACCTAATTCATCAGCTAATTCGTTTATAAAGTCTTCAAATGCACCATACTCATTATTGTTTGGCATTTGCGCCCATGCTTGTGGCACATCGGCAATTGTTTTACCTGTTTCATCTATAGGTACATTAAGATCTATTGCGCCTTCTTTAGCCGCTTTTTTAAAGTTAAATGATGGTATTTCTTTTTCAACTTTTCCTGATTTAAATTTACGAACTGAAAAATATTGTTCTGCTTCTGGGAATGTATTTATAACATTTTCCATAAAATCATAACCAACATCTGTTCCTGTATTCAACCAATCTGGGTGTTTAGATGCCATTGCCATGTAACGTGTAAAATGCAAGTCAGCCGCAATGTTTCTTCGGTTTCCAAGTAAACTATTTGTAAATCCTTTTGGCTTTGGTTGTTCTGCCCAAGATCCTTTACCTGGAGAAACATCAGGCTCTGGCAAAGCTCCATACACACCTTTTAATAATTTAGATGTGTTCATTTCTTGTAAACCAGCAGTCTTGTGACCATAACCTTTTGGACGTGTTTTTGCTATTTCTTGAGCATCTTTTAAATTTTCAACATTTAATAATTGATCAACATATTCTGGATCATTAAAAAATCTACCTCGCGTTGCCGAAGCACTAGCCATATTCATAGGAACATTAGAACCTGGGCTAGTCGTACCCATAAGATACAAGAACTCTCGCCACTCAGCATCACCTTGTGCTTCACCAAGTTCGCCTACAAACCAATCTCTTAGTTCTTCTGTGTTGTACCAATCATTGCCGCCAATCTCTTCGCCACGGCGAATGTCTTTAAGAAGCTCTGCTCTAACTGGATTTTCTGGATCTCTTAATGCTTCAAGAGAGGTTTGAACACGTTCACTGTAGCCTTTTGCTGGCTTGTATCGGAGGTATGTAAGGTCAGATCTATCTGGAGCCGCTCCACGATATTCTGGTTTAGATCCAGCAGGTGCATCATACATACTTAAAGGTGCAGGAGATGGAGTGTCACCAAGATCTGAAAGCGCACCTATTTTTTTACCTGCATAATCAACAGCTTCTTGTAATGCGCGTCTTCCAAAGTTTAATATACTCATTACTTCTTAGCTTTCTTTTTCTTCTTACGTTTCGAAACAGCTTTTAAATCAGCACCAGTAATTTTCTTTTTATTACCTGCAACCGCCGCTAACTTTTTTTGTTTTGGGGAATACTTACTGTATGGCATGTTAGCCTCCTAGAAGTTTGTTCATCATGTCGTGGACGCTACCGCCATCAAGTTTCATAACTTTTACTTTGACATCTCTGCCATCTGGCATTTCCATCATTTCTTCGTCATCTTCGTACATCATTTCTTCGTCATCTTCATCGTATTCGTCGCCGAGTACATGCTCTTGGTGGCACAACAATAAAAAGTTAACGAGTTGATCATCTGATAGTTCTAATCCATCAGCGTCATGTGGGAAGCCCATTTTCTCTTCAAAGAGAATTGCATTGTCTTCCATGTTTCCGATATTTACTTCAGCCATTTTAACCTCCTAAGTTACTTGGGCGCATTCTAGGCATTGGGGATGTCATTTCAGTCATACCTGCCGCTTCACCAGTAGGTAAATTACCAGCCTCTATGTCACGTTGCCTTGCATCGAACTCCAGACGTTTTTGAGCGGCATATTTTTGTTCCATAAACCTTCGCATTTCTTCTTCACTAAGATTTGTTGGCAATGCTTGGTTCATAGCCAACTCACGTTCAGCTTCTGAAATTGCACCAGAATCAGGCATCGCACCCACAACACTACCAAACATCTCACGTTGGCGATCAGTAAGTGCGCCACCATTTTGGATCATTTTGCCAAGATCCATTAATTCTTTTGCGGATTCTTCATCCATGTCATTCGGATTAATGCTTTGCAGAAATTGCTTTAGCAGTTGAAAGTCAGGGTTTTCTTCGATGTTTGGCATAACTGCCTCCTTTTGTATGTTTTAATTTAAACTAGCTAAATATTCTTCGTATGCTCTATCTTGCGCTTTACCAAAACTACCAGAACTTATTCTTCCAAAATAAGGGCTATCATACACATCCATACTACCTACACTATTAGCTTCATCATTTATAAAGTTTTTGTATATGTCAGAGTCATAAAAACCTTGATCTATTTCAGGTATTAACTCATTATTAAATTCACCTTTTTTATCAGTGCCTTCTGGCATTCTCGTACTATCTTCGTCTTCACTCATTCTTGCGCCAGTTAAATATTTTTCTTCAATGTATGTTCCGTCTGGAGTTTTATACATTACTGTACCATCGTCTAAAGTTTCTTTTGTTAGCAATTCATCAATTCTTATTCCAGATGCGTATCTACGCAACCAATCTGGCATACCTACGCCTGACCCACCTTTGTAGTATCTATTGAATATATCGTTAGCAACGTCACTTCTTGACGTATCATTGTTATCGTCTGATCCACTCATACGAGCTTCTCTTGCTTGGGAGAAAACAGATGTAGAGTTTTGATCAATTCTGTCGTTTGAATTGCTTCTAGAGATACTTGGATCATAGTTTACAGTAGATGTACCATCGTTGTATCCAACATACTCACCTTTATCGTTGTATATTGGAGTAGCTCCAGCTTGTAACGCCGCAGTCTGTTCAGCTATAACAGCTTTTCGATCATTGATGCCACCTTCCAACATCTTCTCACCTAAATAGCCACCAACTAAAGGAACAGCCATACCTGGCAAGAATGATGTAAAGTATGCCAAATCACTTGGTGGTATATCTCTTTTCATTATTTGATTTGCTATTGCCGCATTAGCCGCACCTGTATCCATACCAGTTGTATCAACTTGTAGATTGTTGCTGAAGTCATCAGATACGCCGTAAACGTAGTCTGGATTTTTACCTTCAGCATCATAAGTATAGCCACCACCTTCTAGTGATTCACCAGTCATAGTATTAACCAACTGACCATTTACATAAGCGGCTCTATCACCAGGCGTTAGTAGGTTTGCCATTGTCTCTCTACTTGAATTTAATATCGGCGCACCACCAAGCCCACCGAATCCTTCAATGTTATTTGTTTGATTATCAAAAGTACCACGAATTACTTTGCCAGTTGATGATGCTTTATCACCAGGCTTTAATGGTAGACCTGTAGCATCATCTATAAGCTGACCACGAACATATGAAGCTCCATCATCTGGTGTAAAGAAGTTAGCCATTTCCTCGCCTTGCGAGTTGTATACATTCTCAAGTCCAGTGTAATTTGCTGTCGTCGTCGCAAACTGAGGAGCGTTTCCTGACGCAACCGACGACAATGCACCCACTTGCTCACCTCCAACTACAGGTTCAGCATTTCTTAATCCATATTGATCAACGAATGATGGACTTGCACCAAATTTACCTGTTTTAATAAAATTTACCCAATCTCCATCATTTGCAGACCCTGGTGAAAGGGCAAACTCACTGCCTTCATCAAATGATGCTTGACCTATTTTTCTAAATCTTTCCCTATCTTCTGGGCTACCATAGGCAATTTCATTTGCTATAATGACATCTTGACCAAGATTGTTCATTGTTTCTGGTGCGCCAGTGTATGTTCTTGTTTGGAATCCTTGACCACTATCTTTAAATTCAAATCCATCGCCAGCATAAACACCATATCTACTAACTTGACCAAGTGCGCCGTTGTCACCATCCATAGATATTGGATCGATGCTTAAATCTTTTGGACGAAGACTCGGTGTTCCAGATGTCATATATCTAGGAGTATCCAACGCATTTTCTGCGACATTTACTATGCCTGAAACATTGTTAAGAGCATTTTCTGCTACATTTACTATGTCATTAGTTTTAAAAGGATCTTCGTTAGAAACAAGCTGAACATTATTTAAATTATCAGTTACTGAGGGAGCAGAAGCAATAACACTAGGAGGGGGAGATGATGGTAAAGCTCCATAATTTACAGCAGGAGTGCGATCTCGTCTATCTCTTGATGTATTAACTACTGTTGGCTTTGGTGGCGTATATACTGGCTTTGGTGCAGAGAAAACTGCCGCCGCACCTTTTCTATCTGCCCTTGATCCTCCGCCACTACTTGCCGCTCCAGAACTAGATCCACCTGAACCTCCACCACCGAAGCACATAAAAACTGGATTCTTTGGAAATAAATTACTGATCATAATTCTACGCTCTCATAGGTGGTTGATTTGGTTGCCCCGACATAGGTGGCTGTTGTGCTTGTGGCATTGCGCTTGTAAATGCGCCTAACGCACCCACATCACCGCCGCCTGCCATCCGACGCTTAATCTCCATTACTTTATCAACCAGATACTTATTCATGTCAATTGGTTGCTGACCCCCACCTTGGGAGGGCAGTGGGGGCGCACCTTGTGGTCTTTCTTGTGGTAAACCTCCAAAAGCCGCAGGATTTATTGGTGGCAAGTTATACTGTGGGGGGTACATTCTTCATTGCCTCCATTTGAATTTTAGCGTTATTTTTTTCTCGTTCTAGCTGTAGGTCTGCCTCCAACTTAGTGATCTTGGCTTGCATGTCAGCTTGCGCCTTCGCCATTTCGATCTCCATGTCTTGTCTCGCTTCAGCTTGCTTGATCTCGATATTTGATTTTGCTTTAGCTTGATCCGCCTGAATTTGTGCTTGCGTTCTAGCCTTGAGTGCTTCGGTTTCAAGTTTAGCAAGTTCCTGTGCATATTGCAGTGGATTGCCTTGCTGACCTTGTTGTCCGCCCATCATGCCTTTCATTGCCTCGATTTGTTTCATCTGAGGTGATGCCTTCACAACTTCAGCCGCACGTTGACTGATTAGACGATCCATCTCTGGATCTACTGCTTCAAATTTAAACTTAGGATCTTTGAAGTTTGGCAACATGGGCATAGGCATATTGATACTTGCCTCCATGCGTTGACGATAGAGAAGCGCAATATGTTCTGCTATATGTGCGATTAATACAGGTTGCATAGCTTTCGCACCAGGATTTCCTGCTAATGACGGATCTTGCAAGAACTGCATGTGAACTGCAATGTGTGCATCGTGATCTTGCTCTGGGAATGCACGAATACCTTTGCCGTACAATACGCTCATATTCTCGTCAATTGGATCCATTTGCACAGCTTCTTCTGGCTTCTGCAATATTTGATCTATGTTCGGAATCCGAAGTGCTTCGTACATACGTTTGTATGCCTCGTATAAATCATGGAATTGTGGAGCAGATCGTGACATCTCCAGAACAGCTTGTGCCTGTGCAATGCGCTGTGCTGTTGAGAATATGTTTGGATCACTAACTGGTATGATATCAATTCGATCATCAAAGTCAGTTCGATAGATGATATCATCCGCACCAGCTTGTGAGAAACTAAACTCGTCAGGTAAATTTTCAGCATTTAATTGCGCTAACAACTTAAACTCTTGGCCTTGTGCATAATGCAATCTCTTGTGTATCGCACTGAATGCCTTCGATCCTTGCTCGATCAACGCAACAGTTGAGCCAACAGGTGCATTCGGATTTACATCTCCGACATTTAAATCTGCCGTACTTGCAAATCTCTGACCAGCATCAACCATAAAGCCTAGCAAATTAAACAGAGATCCACTTGGCTCCTTAAACGGCAATGGCATAATAGCTTTGTTGATATCATCAACTGTACTGTCGATATCATTAAACTCGCCTGGACTAATCTGCATGTCGCCACCTTGGACACGACCACGCAATTTAAATCCACCTTGCATGTTGCTGAATGCGGCACTGTCTAGTAATGCACGCAATGATCCAGTTGCCGCTTTACCCAAGCCACCAATCATGTGGTACAAGCCAAAGCCATAGAACCCTAAACCTGGCAAGAACTTATATGACACAAACCAATCGCGGCGTTGTTTCATCTCATCTTCTTGCTTCCAGTTGCGTCTAATGCTCACAACATTTTGGTTTTCATAGTCAATCGTAATCACATACGGCAATGCAACTGCATTATCGTCAGATTCGCCATCAACCATTTCTTCGCCATCGAATCCGTCAAACAAATCGTACACATGCATTTCGAGCAGTGTCATTACATCATCGTTGCTATCATCGTATTCATCGACGCCTTCAATCTCGCCAATTACATCACCTGATGGATCAATCGTATCTCCGCCAACATACTTAGTCGGTAGGTAATATCCGTTCTGAACATAACGATTGAAGTCGTTCTTTGGCATACGAATAATATGCGTGTAGCGTGGCGATGTGTGTAAGTCTTTACTTTCTGGTGCTACCACAAAGTCTTCTGCTTTCACAAAACTACTGCATTGGCGATCCATGTTTACATCCCACCAAACCTTCTTGAAGGTATGACCGATTAACGGAAGGTGGAATAGCATCTGATCTAAGTCAGGGAAATACTCAGGCATTTCCTGAGTGATTTGGTAATTCATAAACTCACGAACACGACGACCTTGCTCTTCTAGCTCTTCGTCTGGGTTGCCTATGATTACAGATTTAACTGGCCCACCTGATGGGTAAAGCTCTGCAATTGCCTTCGCATTGAATTGAGTTGCCGCTTCAGCGATTAACGGATGCACTACAACTGAAAGTCCGCGTGTGCCACGTTCATCTTCGCCTTCGTCAAGTCCGCCATCTGGATCGAGCGTCTTCAATCCTTCTTTGTAGCGTTCCTTCCACTCTGACCGAGCTTCTTCGTCATTTTCGTAATAACCTACAAGTTCTTGCGCTTTTCGTGCGAGATCTCGTTCATCCATCTGTTCAGCTAAGTTGGAATCAAATTCTGCGGCATCTGCCTCGTCCATTGCATCTAACTCTGGGTCACCAATCAGAACATCGCCATCTGCAAGCTCCTCGATCATTAACTCATCACTAGGTGCGCCTTCAGCAAATGGTATAATATTTGGGTCAGCCATAGAGCGTAATCCTTTGTTTTTCTACTGGCTCGTCGTCTTCAGGGTCTTCACTGTGACCAACAAACCATCCTTTTCGTAAACGCAACCAAGCCTGTGTACAAGTATCAACAACGTCATCGTTGGGGTGTGCAGGAAAGGCCGCGCATATGTCTATTAAATCTTTAGCCCATTTTCGATCAGAAGGGTAGTAAATTCTTCCGTCTTCTAAAAGTGCGCTCGATGCGTGCGCTCTGGCTTCCTTATCTCGATCAGGAGAATAAGCTAAAACTGGTATTCCAGCCATGCGTAAATCTTGCAGTAGAGATTGACCTGACGCTTTCTTCTCGATCAACACAGCGTCTGGCTCCCAATCGTCGTAAGCCTCTTGTGCAATCCGCCTTAACTCTGGGTAGCTCACCTTATCGTACCAAGCCTCCAATACAATCGCACACATTGCGCCTTTGTGTCTGAATACACCCCAAGTTGTTCTGGCACTAAAGCTAGAGCTTTCCTTGGCTTCGAATGCAGTATCCCATGACTGAAGAACATATTCTATCTCTGGCAAGTCTTGCTTTTCCCAAGGAACCCACCACGATGCCCTGAGAATACCACCACCCTTTGGCGATGGCCTTTGCTGTAGCTGACCAGCAGATGCATAAGATCCAAGAGATCTTTCCAGAATAGATAAAGTTTTCTCGTCAATTCTGTCAGGCCACAGCAACTCACCTTCCTTTGTTCTTGGATCTGTAAACCCAAGTGACGACTTCATCGGATTCGGCGCACCCACTTCGTAACGAGCAGGCAACATTAGGTGATCCCACTCATCTCCAAGTTGATTTGCCAAGACGTGACCTGTGAGATCCTGTTCGTGTAGCCTCTGCATAATAATTACAAATGCACCAGTCTGCGGATCGTTTAGTCGTGTCTGCATGGCCTGATCCCACCAATCCAATACACCTTCACGCACTTTAGAACTATCTGCCTCTACAGAGTTGTGTGGATCATCGATGCATATGATATCACCACCATCACCAGTTAACGCACCACCGACTGACGTTGCGATTCGATAGCCTGTCTTATCGTTTTCAAATCTCTGCTTTTGGTTTTGATCATCTGTTAAATTAAACTTATCGCCAAAATGCGCCTGATACCACGGACTGTCGATTAACCTTCTACACTTCGTACTATCCCTGATCGACAAGGAGCTTGCGTAAGATGCATATAGAAACTTTTTGTGAGGTTGGTGCGCCCACGTCCAAGCTGGCAGAGCAACAGCCACGCTGATTGATTTCATATGTCGAGGTGGCACGTTTATAATCAGACGTTTGATGTCGCCTTCGACTACAGCCTGAAGGTGATCACTGATCGCATCGATGTGCCAGTTGTTCTTGAAGGGAACGCCAGGTTCAATCGTAGGCCAACTAGCCTTCGTAAATTCCCTCAATGATCTGCGATACTTCTCCGCTCTCACCTGTTCCAACGTCAGTCCTGCTAAATGCGTCCTCAATTGATTTGAGCTGATCATCTGGTATCCTTGTTAAATCTATGACGTGTTTCTGTTCGACAGTGGTTGCAACCTCTTGCTTGTCCACCCACCCAGCTCTGTTCTTCAGGAAGAATATCATCGCTGTATTATCTCTATCAATCGTGGCCTTTTCAAAGAGCGCGTTAGTCACGGCATCTATGCCACGAGACTGTCCTCTTTTTATTGCATCCGAAAATTCCGAATTTTCTGACTGATGAAGCATGAAAGTTGACACTGAAACGCCTAGCATTCCAGCCGCCTGTTCTTTCGTTAATCCCTTGGTCATAAGATTTTCTACGTTAAGCAAAACTTCATCGGTGATCTCGAACTTCGGTCTACCGACTGGATTTTTAGTTTTGACATCTGACATAGTGTTGACCTTTCTTTTCAGTGGTTAGCTGTATTTAACGAAATATAGCCTAACTCTTAAAAAAAGAAAAGTATCAGATCAAAAATCTATTTATGTCATTTATGGCATATTTATGGCATATACCAAATCTGCCATAATTCATCTACTCTATACTCCTTATTTATATAGTTATTATATATATATATATATTATTATTATTATTTATGTCATACTGTCATACCCCCCCCTTCTCCCCCACAGGTATAGGTATGGGGGGGTAAAAAATAGGGGGGATCTATTAGGGGGTACATGCCATATATGCCAAAAATGCCATAAATCACTTTCGCCCTTATTTTATTGATAAAAAAGCCAAAAAATAGTATGCCATAAATACTGCCATAAATACTGCCATAAATAAAAACGTGAGAAAGGAACAGATATGAGTACAGTTTACGTTGTGACACGACCCAGAGAAAATAAGTTTGGATGGACTCCAGATTTATCTGACGCCACGAAGTATGGTAAGTTACAGGTTATCTTTGAGCCTGACGAGAAACCACAATTTAATCCGAGCCGAGCTATAAACATTGCGAGAGTTATCCTTCAGTCGTTTAGTGAAGATGACTATCTACTGTGGGCTGGTGGCGGAGATCCAGTAGCTGTGATGATTGCATGTATGGTAGCCTCTGAAAACTGTGATATTGTGAACGTCCTCAGATGGGAGCGCAACTTCAACGAGGGTGAGCGAGATCGCCGTAAGGGTTGGTACTTACCAGTTAAGATGGATATGTCTTAAACTTTTTTTATTTTTATTCACTTTTCCTATTGCTATACTATATACAGTATGCTACATAATGTATGTAGAAAGAGAAAAGGAATACAAAAATGTTAAACAAAACTAAAAATGGAAAATTTGATCAACGATCTGCTTATGGCAGAAGAATGCAATCTATTGCAGATAATCCACCAACTTTGGCTGATAAAATATCTGACCTTCACAAAGAAATAAATGTTGAAGCTAAGAAAGCTGAAATGGCTAATAGTAACATTCAATATCTTTTAAATAAAATTGCTCAATTGTCTGAAGGAACTGAGGTTTTAACTATGGAAGACCTAGATAAAATTGATGAAGCACTTGAGGGGGAAGTATAATGTCACTTAATATTACACAAACTGAAATCAATACACTTTGGGACAAGGGATACCGCCCTTTTGAAATTTATACATCTAACCCAGAGCCTGTAATGTATCACGGCAAAATGGAAGAAACTAATGCAGTTGGTGGTTGGGATATCAAACACATCTTTGCCACACGCGATGAAATTGAAAACTATCCAAACTTTGACTGCATCATAATGATAGACAGTGTTGGTTATTGTACTGAAATCTTTCACGGCAATGAAGTTAAGTCTAACAAGTCATCTAATTTCACAGACCTTGAAATGAATGTTCTTAACATTTTAGCTAACAATCACAAAAACTTGGATGATAATGGTCAATGGCAATCAGATGATGGGGAGTATCCTCACCTTGATACATGGGAGCTTACTATTGATGGTAGGCCACAAAATTTAACAATATTCACAAAATATGATTTAGACCCAAAAGTATATAGGGGTGTTATCTCTAGCCTTATTCAAAAAGGCGCAATTGAAACAGACGAATATGAAGCTGTTGCAGTGACAACTAAAGGGCGTCGTGTTCCAACAATTTTACAGGCAATTGCTATCAACAAAGAAACTTTTAAGGAGGTGGCGTAATGGGTAACGTAATATTTTTAAATTCTGATTACTCACAAGGGTATAAATGCGCGAAAGAAGAAGTCGCATCTGGAGAAATTTACTGCGTAGAAAGTTCATTGATGTTGTTTGCACAAGATCCAGCAGACAATGATTTTCAACGTGGTTTTGAACAAGGCTTGAAAAGTCTAATTAAAAAGGAGAATAAAAATGGGTTATAAATATTGGACACAAGCGGAGGACGCAGAGCTTGTATTAATGCGAGAAGCCAAGGTATCTACCAAGGAGATCGCCAAAGCGTTAAAGCGTTCACCCTCGTCAGTTATGAACCGCATAGCTGTTAAAGACATACCATATGGCAAGCCAAGTGTTATCGATGAGATTGCATCCGTTGGTGTTGCATTTGGTGAGCCTGACACAGTTCAAACAGAAAAAGAGAAGCAAGCAAGTGAAATGCAATCTCTTAAAAATGCGCTTGAGGAAATGGAAGAAGACATCAAGCCAAGCAATTGGTTTCCAAAACTAAAGCGTTGGTTAGGATTTTAAAATGGAACCAATAAAAAAATTGTCGTCTAGTTACTGCCCTCACTGTCGCAGTATAAAACTAGCGGCAAAGGATTCTAGGGCGCATTCTGCCTTTGGATTTTTAACTACAAAACGTCGAAAGGTTTGCCCTAAGTGTGACTATAGGGTAACCACAATCGAACTGCCGTTACATCTGGCAGAAGAAATATTTCAAGAAACTTAGAAAGGAATGAGTATGATTATTAAGAGATGGAAGTTTAAAGGTTTCAACCACATAACCTTTACCAATGACTTCCCTGATTGGATTAAGATGAACTCAGGCAAAAGGTTAGGCCACAAGAGTTTGTGGGTATACACACAGTCAGGTGAAGTTCCCATCGAAAGTGGCAAGTGGATATCAATTAACTTGCGTGGTCACATTGAAGTCCACGATAAGAAACCAAAGCTACTATTTAATGTTGGACTGACAAAGGAAATCTTCTCTGGATTTCTGTTAGTTGCCACACTTTTAATTGTAGTTGTAGGACTGATGGTTTTGTGATAAGAAGAATTTGACTGCTCGACAAAGGATCTTTTCTTTTCTCTTCCTGTATCCTTGTCTTACTAAACTAGACCCACTTGGCCAGGTTTCGCACTGCAAAGGTGGGTCTTTTTTTATTGCCTTAGACATCATCAAACTTTATAGTTATGCGGTAAGGTGGTTAAATGAAATCAGTTATTATCGGGCATGTTAATATCAGATCTCACTTCAGGCATATTCGCTACCAAATGCGCTAACATTAATACGAATATAACCGCCACCTTACACGACTATTTTCCTAAATCAATCGGTCTTAGTTTTGGCATGAGAGTGCTAGACGATACCTTGTCTGTCTCTATACACTGACCCATGCTATCCATATCCTCATATGGTTTGTATGCTTCTGGCAGTGCATTGCCGCATTCATATGCAGTTCTATACAAAGTTTTCTTTTGGATCTCTGTACCATCTATGACATATGTCAGGACAAGCATTGTGTAGAAAGTCATAACGCCTCCTTATGCTTTTCGAACTTTCCGTTGGCATCAAGTTTCGGAATTGTAGTTCTTTTCCTTTTGCTTGCGATCTCACCTCCACACGCCATGTAGCCAGCCCCATCGACCCAATTGTCAGGATGTTCTGGATTTGATTTGATTCGTGCAACTTTCAGGAGGTTCATCATAACACCTACATCATGTGTCTTTACCTCTACACCTAAGTAAGTTGACCAGAAGTCTGCAATCATCTTGAAGTTGTCCTCCATGTCGCCATGATCAGACGCCCTATCTTTCGTTACATATTTCTTGGCAGTGTCGAGGATGTCACCTCGCGTTGCTTCTTCTATATGTTTGCTCGTAGCCCATTTAGCCATTTGTTTTCCTTTCTTATAATTCTAATACCATTTGAGTAATAACTTTACTTCCAGAGTTATATTGTTTTGTCTCACCTTTAGGGTAAGGAAACTGATCGTAGTTTAAAGACTTAGTTAAAAGTTTTCGATCTTTCTTACTTCCAACAATATAAATATACCTATGTTTGCGTGGCCTATCTATGTATTCATATTTGTCTGGATTGCTTTTTCTTTCTTCGATTGTGCTTTGCTCAGTGATGGTTTTGGAATGTAGGTTTGATCCTATAATCCTCCACTCTGTTCTCTTTGCACTCAGGCCAGTGTATAAAAAATTAGTTGCCTGATAAACATATCCAACGTGACCCTGACTTATATCAGCATATGAAATTACAATTTTTGGTTTTGGTAGCATCTTTAAAGATTGAGATATTAGAAAAGAAGATTGATTCTTATCATTATCTTGTAGGCATAATCTATTTAGCTCTACTACTTTACTTGAATGTTCCTCGCCACAAACACCCATACAGAGAGCTGGGGATGGGGGGATACCATAAGTCACAACACCAATTAGTTCAGATTCATCAAACAATCCAAATGCATTTGTTATGTTTGGTATTCTTTTTGCGTAATGTTTTTTCAATAACCAATTGTAAGTATCAACAGATTTAATTGGTAAAACTTTTAAATTTGACATCTCAACTCCTTTCTTAATTTATTGGTGGTGAGAAGTAAGCAAACCTTGGCCTACCCTTTGCACCTTCGTTTTGATTTCTACATTCAATACCTCTGTCAGTTTGCAGTGCATCGAGAATGTCAGCACGTCTGCGCCTATCCATATTTGCAAAAGCTGATACACTTCTGGCTAACTCACGTTCAGTTAAGCCAGTTAACCCAGCCTTTTCTATTCGTGCGTAGACTGCCTTACATGCCGCTTCAAATGGTCCTTCTGACATATTAGACCTGAACATCTCGATAGTTTGGATTGCATAGTGATCTACATAATCAATAGACCACTGCATTGCATCTGAACCTATTTCGTCCTGACCCATTGACCGAGCGATAATCAAAGACAAACGCATGGCAATCTCACGGCTACGATTGTACATAGCCTCCAGACCTGTACCTGTCTCCTTCTTAATTGCATTAACCAATCTCTGCTCGTACTCACGCAGAAGATCTTCAGCTTCCTGAGTAAATGCAACTTCTAGTGGATGTGGTGGCATGTCATGACTGTTGCCAGTATCTAAGTCACCTTCATTTGCATTGGCATGATCCTTTGCCCAAGTAGCAAGTCGATCAGATATTGTTGACCTTCTTTTCTTCTGGGACATCTGCACACCAATTTCAGACTTCACAATTATAAAACGATTGAGCAATCCAGATGCAACATCACCTCCACCAATAGCTTGCATAAACTCTGATGGTGTAGACATTCCAACTAATGTGAGAGATGGACGCTTCACAACCTTCTCCAACTTCTCTGCGTCTGCCGATTTCATTGTGTTGGTTGCGTAACCTTGTTGCCTTAAAGTTCCATCTTGGCGTCCAAAGCATTCCATGATTGCAGTTATTGCGTCAGCTTTATGTTGCATACCCTTTGCAGATGCCGCCTTTAATTGTCGCCCAAGTTCGTCAATTACAGAGACATGCGTTGGCTTTTTAGTTAGTGTAGATAAAACACCTGCACTCGAAGTATAGCCAGCAGGCCCTATTAATTCATCTAACCCAGACTGTTCAAGTAATTCCTCAATGACAGTTTTTGTGTGTTCCTTACCAGATCCTGTCTCACCAATATTTAAGAAGTATAAGCTAGAGAAGTTTCTCTGATCAGTCACCCACCGACGACCCATTGCAACTGAACCAAATGCAATTGCACATTGCACAGCAAATTGAGGTTGGGGTTTAATTGCAGATACAGTGTAGTAATTTACAACATCCTGAAGAACACCAGGCACACTTAGTAAATGTTCAGGTATTTCACCTAGTGGTGTGTCTACTTCTTTTGATTTTGTAGACATAATATTCTTGGCGACTCTTGCGCCATGCTCGATTGCTTCCTTGTCTAAATCATACTCTTCGTCTTGCGTTACGTTTAATATTTGAGCGGCTTCTTTGACCGCTTTCTGGACGTTGCCCATGTGTTCGAACTGTAACCACAATTCAAATGCATCAAATGTATGGGCATTATCAAATGGATCGGATGCGTGGTGGCTGTAAGCTCTGCCATCATCAAATAGTTTAACACCAGCTAATCCTGACGTGCTGTTGGGAGATAGGTATCTACCCTTGGACGTTGGCTTGTATCCATACTGAACCATCAAAGTGTGCATGTCATGTGCATCATTGAATGCATCTATTACTGAAGTGCTATCACTTTTAGGTCTTGGCTTTCGTGTTGGCTGAAACTCTGCCTTCTTTTTCCAAGGGCATATGTCTTGAAGCTGTGGACGAAACTTATCCCACTCACGCCACAATGTTAAAATTTGTGGTGGTAGTTCTGGGATGCCATCGAAGATTGATCTCCCCGCCCATTCATATGGACGACCTGTATCTGGATGGATACTTGGCGGAAGTACATCCTGAACAGAGCCTGCACGCAATTCAAATACCACTTCGGTCTTGCGTGGATCTCCCTCGACAGGCCACGATATCTTGTGCGTGATTAAATCAGGTGGAGCTTTAAAGATCAGCTTGCCACGATTTTCACGTCCGATAATCTGTGGTGCAGATTGCATCAACTCAGAAAAATCTATTCCCAGATGTTCAAAGATAATTTTTGTATGCTCGACATTATCTATGTCGATAGCACAAGTTCCAGATGCACCATGCAGTAATCCTACATTGTGATTTGGGTTCTGCTCATAATATAGTCTGGCCTGATCTGGATCTGACAATGCCTTCTCTGGTTGTTGCCAACCAAATCTCGTTGGCCCTTTGGAGCCAGCAGGGATTGTTACCAGATACCAACTCAGCTTTGAGCAGTAATCTTCTATCTGAAAGCTCATGCTGATTCGGTCAGATATTGGCTAAGTTTCTTCCAAGTTGTTAAACTGATGTGGTCAACGCCATCTCCTGATGCGATCCCCTTTACAGTTGGGTGAGATAGCCCACATTTCTCAGCGACAACAGTTAAGCGTCGATCTTGCAACGCCTCACGTATATCGTCCAGTGGTAGTAGTGTTTGCATTATTTTGATCCTTTTTTGCATTATTTGTAAAAACATCTTTACATAGTGAAAATCTTTCTGTAAACAAGATTCTGTAGAGAATGAGTGAAAAAAAGAAAGAAAGGAAATTGCCATGAGCAATATCGATGGACTTGCCTCCGAGTGGCTAGAAGTAAAGGCGTTAGAAAAGCAGATTATCGCACAGCGTCATGCGATAGAAGAGCAGATCACAGAGGCACTAGATGCCAAAGATGAAGGCTCAATATCCCACAAATTATCAGAGCATAAAGTTACGTTATCACAGCCTGTGTCTCGTAAGGTTGATGCTATTGCATGGGATAAAGTTAAAGATAAAATCCCAAGTAACCTACACCCAGTAAAGGTAAGCGTATCTGCGGATGCCGCTGGCTGTAGATATTTAGCGGAAAAAGAACCGCGCCTATGGTCAAAGATTGCCAAGGCATTCACAACTAAATCTGGAAAAATTGGTGTAAAAGTAGAGGCTCTGTAATGGAGCTTACTGCCAATGAATTGGTCATGCTATCCGAAGCGTTGAAGTCTGTGACGTTTATGGATGGCCTGACTAAAAGCCCAGAGCAGATCAGATTGGAACGTAAACTGTCACGTTGGTCTGATCATGAAAATCTAATTTTTGTAGAAGGAGAAAATAATGGAAGAAATAAATAAAATATTAGACGAGGTGTTTGCCTCTGTCTTTAAAGAGAAATGGGAGGATAGAGAATATAAATGGCTATAAATTTAAAATCACTATCCAAGCCATCAGGTCAGCGACCAATAATCGCTACCTTATTTGGTGAAGGCGGAATGGGTAAAACTACTCTAGCCGCTATGTTCCCGAAGCCAGTCTTTATCAGAACTGAAGATGGAACTGCATCACTTATGGGTAACAAGGAAGTTAGTCTGTTCCCATTGGCAACATCATCAAATGATGTCTTGGATGCAATTGAGGCTCTAGCCACTGAC